CATCATCTTGGAGCGTTAGGATACTCACCATGTCTGCCGAACTGAGGCTCTCTGGCGCGTTTTGCCTTTCAGTACTAAGGTATGCCTTATCGAGTGCCCCTGTTGTTGAGGTTTTCATGTGGTAGGCACGACCAGTGTATTGGTAACCTACTGTCTTTGAGTATTGATCAGTATTTTCATTATCATGATACCTATCAAATTGCTCCACAGATCCCGATGACCTATCGCTTACAAAGAACTCACCATTTGAATCAGACCCTGTTACATTATCGTAATCCCAATTCAAAGCTAGAGTAGCAATTTGAGGGACAATTGTTCCTGTGAGGGCACTTTGTAGCAAGTACGTGCTGTTGTAGGGTCTTAGAGATCCAAAGTTGTGTGCGTCTCTTGCGTGAGCCTTCACCGCATCATCATCAAGATAGCTTTCCCAATGCCACAAAGAAGAAGCCTTGATGTCTGTTCTCTCTTGGAGAGAGCCCGTCCAGTTTGTTCTTTCTGCACCAACATAATAACGATGATCTGCGGTTAGATATTCACCTGCTGTGACATTAGACGCAGTAATGTATAGCTCGTTCTTCAGTACTCCAGCATCATAGTTTACACCATATAACTCAACTTTTAAGTCAGTGTTTGAACCAGATACACCATCTTGCATTGGAAATCCGACATTTGAGATACGAACTGCAAAATTCCATTTCTCATTATCGTATAGGTTTGTGTAAACGCTACTGGTAAGATAGAAATCCGGTGTTGATCCTTTATGTGATTTTAGAACAAAATATCCATCTGAGGTCTGTAAATCTGGCTTGACAGCGTACAGTCCCCATGCGTAGTCATCACCCACCGCAGACTGAATAAAACAATCTGGGTCTCCATCGGTTGCAAGCCTATGGTTTCCAAAAATTGATGCAGAATAGAAAGTTCTTTCAAAGTAGTTTAGGCTTGCCCTGTCTGTTTCATACTTGGGGAATATAACTTCTAGCTCTGAAGTTGTTGCCAGATACTCGTTTACAGTCCCGGAAACAAAAGTAACATTACTTGCATTGGGATTACTGCTTTGTGACTGTTGTGTTACAACTCCTCCGAAACTTGAAGGGTCATTAAAGTTCACATATCTTTTTCTTGAGATAGTTGGCTCGTAATTATCTCTGATTGTGCTTGTTGTATTATTTCCGTAGATATTTAATCTAACAACATCGTCATCAATACCATAACAACGTATTAAGTTTCTATAAGACCTAAAGGATCCCTTAGTCTTATAAATGTGAACCAAGTTATTGTAAACATTTTTGTAAATTCTATTCTTAATCTCAAAAAGATCTAGTTCAAAGTTTCTTTCTTCATCCTTTGACATGAATTGTGCAAGGAGATCAGCATCTGCAAAAATTTCTGGTGCTTGCATTCCTGCATTCAGCAGTAATCTATTCGAGATTGGTAGCTCACGGTTAGACCCAGAAACATATTCTGTATTCTTGAGTCTGGGAAGTTCTTCCATCTGTAGATGCAAAGAGTCCAAATAACTTGACATTATTTGCATCATCTGCTTTAATGTACCCGGATCTTCATCAACTATCCAAGCTGGTATCCTGTTATACATTGTTGAATTATTTGTGAAGTCAAATACAGATCCAGACTGTATTAGAGCTGACTTCTTTGAAGCGACTGTTGGGTGTGTGGCATAGATAATAGGATCTTCTTTTTCTGCTAAACCTAGCGATGAAGAAACAATTGCAGAACCAGTGTTACGAGCGGTGCTACCGGGATATCCATACCAAGCTCCGTTTGTTATTCTGCCTGAGTAGTCGATAACTATGGAGTCTAAACTGGTATCAGAAGTGATGCCCTCATTGAATTTGTAATAAACACCAAGCTCTGTGTTAGAGATATCTGTGTTTGTGCCGCCACGAATTTGAGTCCAAAAGTTTAATCCAATCTCTTCGTGAGTTCTGTCTGCTTTCCAGTATCTAAATTCGTCCAAGGAAGCAGATAGCTTTCCTGCGCCTGCAAGGTCTATACCGTGATATACATTTCCTGATGGGGCTGAGGTTAGGGCACCGATTCTTGCACGCAATGCGCCGGTAACTTCTTGAAAGTTTATAGCCGAACTCAGCGAGCTTACTGGATTTCCATCAACATAAACGTTTATATCAGCGGCTGTGGACCCGCTTTTGAAAGTCACTGCATAATGACGCCATGTTCCGTCTGCAAGGGTTGTATCAGTCAAGCCAGTATTTAGATTAACATCAGCAAATCCAGTTGTACCAGACATCACATTCATTCTTAAAGGTGTAGAAGATGCAGTCAAGAACAAAGTCAATCTACCGTAAGAGTCACTTCCCGATGCCTCTCCGTTCCAAAGGTCGAAGATAACCTCTTTTTCGGTTAAAGAGTCGATAAATTCATCTTTTTTAAGCCAGAACTCAACTGCTTGTCCGGTTGGCCAATCAAATTTTAAGTTAGATTCTCTTGTCCCAACACGACCAGCGGCTAAATCTCTATCACTATCATAAATGTCTGTATCGTAATAGTTGGCTCCGGTAAACTGTGTTGCCAAGGAGCCACTAGGCATCCCGCCAGAAGCAGTGTGTGGTCCACCATAAAATTCAATGTACTCAAGATCACTTGAGACGCCCCAGCCTTGAGTTTCACTAGACTGAGTTCCCCACCCGTTTGATGATAGAGTTACATAGCCAGTGGTCTTTGGGTATTCATTTTCAAAAACGTATAAGTCAAGGTAAGAAGAGCTATTGAAAAACTCTTGTATTTCTGCCTCTGACCCATCATATGGGTACTCGGCCAAAATGCGATCAAACGCATCTTCATAGTATTGCTCGGCAGAACCAAATCTTACAAAGTTGTTAGGATTGCTATAGTCTATTCTTGGGACAAAGCGATTTGCTTCATCACGTTTGGCTTTTATATTTCTTTCAGACTCTGCCTTCTGAATGTCCTCATTCAGATTACTAGCCTTTAGAACCTTATAAGGTGTGCCTTTGTCGAATAAATCTCTGCTTCCCATTATAAAACCTGCTTATTATTGAACGCGGAACTTAAAAGTATCTGGTTGTTCAACCCAAGAGCCGATTGAGCCGTTATAGAAACAGAATTTAATAGCATAACCATAATCTGGTTCGAATAAACCCATATCTAAATCAAAGTAATTACCGCTTACATCAAAGGATAGATGTGTATGAGAATCGCTTCCCGTTCCATATGGAATAACTTCTAATTCATCTGTAATTCGGTAAATCATATAAGATGCACTTTCGATTAGATAATTTTCTATCTCGGCTACTGCTCTAGTATAAATAGTTGGGTTCCAATCTTTCTCGCGAACATATAGCCTAAAACGAGCAGTTTCATTTGTGGAATAAATTGGTTTTAAATTCTCTAATGCGACAACATAAGAAGGGTCTGGATTATAATTTGAAGAGTCAAATAATTCTGGAGTTATTGATCCAGTATGGAACCTTGTCTTAATATGATCGCCATCAACGATACTTCCAGTGCTCCACACATCATAAAGTGTTGCAATTGGAGTAGAAGAAGCAGTTATCGCAACAGAACAAGTATAAACGCCCGTGTTGTACCAGCCACCAGTCGCAAAGGTCTCAGCAGCTATAGTAACCCCGCCACCAATACTAAGTTCTAGAGCAGAACCAGATGGTGCTGTATCATTGGCAGAGCCGGAATACAAGCTCACCATGATAGAGCCAGTTGTTCCAATTTCTGGGATGTTCCTCAATTGACCTCTTACATAGTTGTAGAGATAAAGGGTGTTAACGTTATCCTCAGCCGGTGCAAGAGAGCTGCTGTAATAGAAGTTACCTCGATCATCTCTCTTGGAAGAATCCCATCTAGCTTCAATAATTGGTCTTTTATAAAAATATTCTGAACTTCTCGCAAAGAATTTCTTAGTATAGTATCCTCTTGTGCTATCGTCTTCTTGGGAGCCGGTAAGCATGATGCCAAAACCATAGTTCGGAAGTGTACTTACGCCGCCATCATCTCCTTCTATAATATATTTTATTTGTCTCTCAACTATTTCAGATACATTAACTTCAAGATCTTCTGTTCCAATATCAAAGTTTTGTGAAGCAGTAATAGCTGCATCGGTATAATAATCTCCACCTTGGCTTACCCAGTTATCCTCAGATGAAGCATTGATCCAAGTTGATCCAGTGCCGCCATAAGTTAAGTCAGTATAATTTTCCATATCCAAGCCTGTTCCTTCTTGCCAAGATGAAGAAACTGGCTGAACAGAAAGGGTGAAGCCTTTAGGAAGTGTCTGGCTATGTCTTGCATTAAACATCCTAAGATAAAATGAAACACTCCCACTCTCTGGTAATGTTCCGTTATCTCTATCTGTCTTTATAGTAGAAATCGGAAACTGAACAATAGCACGAGATTTTTCTTTTGAAAGTCCATCGGCAGAAGACGAGGCTTGCCCTAGAATACTAAAAACTTCTAGGACATCTGCTGCGCCCATATTAGCGCCGGTTCCACGGGTAGTTAAGTCTGCTTTAAAAGCATTGGTAATAGTATTATCTGCATCGGCAGTGTATCTTTTAATCGCCATTACTTAATTACTCCCTTAATATCAGACCGTGGGAAACGAAGTTCCATGCAAACATTTTGTGGAACTCTTAAGTATCTACCGTCTGCTGACATATTTTGTTCAAATGAATATGACGTTGTGGAATAATTTGATCCTACTTTTTCTATAAACTTAGCGTAATAAGTATCAATTACTCCATCTAGCTTGTTAAGCACAAAGAAGACATCTGTGATATAAAGTGCTTCACCAAAATATCTTGGCTCAGAATAAAACTCTGCGAGGGCGCGGGTGCAAGTCTCTAGCAGCTCGTATTTATTATACTCAGGATCAGTAATAACCGCGAACTCAATGCCAAAATTAACAACTCTACCGTCGATGACGTCAATCGTATCATGAATCATTTTATATTTACTGATCCATGTTTTAAGGTTTTCTTTAAGTGGATCAGTCGCTTGTGTCAGGGTTCCATTTGCATTTTCTGCTAAGACGTACATATTGATATTTCTTTTGAAAGAGTCACTATCTTTCATCACGTTACAACGCTTAATTGCTCCAAACTGTGGTGGCATTGCATAAGCAATACTTTCATAATCCAGCTTTGTAACTGCTCGGTTCTGAGTTGCAAAATAGTCTGTGGCTCTCCTTCTTATTTCATCGATTGTTGGATCAGCCACATCCCCAACAATAGGATCTTCGTTTGCACACTCTAGCGAGTTTATAACTTGAATTCTGGTATTTTCGTTTAGGTTTGTTGGGTCTCCAAACTCAACAACTGGTCTTACGATTGTTGTGACGCTTCTTGAAGAAGCATTGACGTTATCGACAGTGTTAACTCTGTAAGTAATTGTTAAAGTTGTATTAGAAGGAGCCACGCCAAATTTATCAGTATCCAACAACTTTGACGGATCAAAAGTCGAATCTTCAATGAAATCTTTACCATTAAGCTGCATGACCAAATTACTTGGATCTGCTACAGAATTTGTAGTGATTTCAGAATCTGAGCCGTATCCAAATTGTAGGTATACATCGCTTCCATCTTGTTCTATTACATATCTTCTTGCTGCTGCAATTGGCTTTAAGATTGAAGCTACAGTTTCAGTATTTGCAGCATGATTTCCTATCTCTTTATAAACAACATTTTGTGATAAGTAATCTACTTCAACGTATTCATTGCCTTGATCATCAAAAACAGAAACCACTTCTGCTACTCGTGGCTGTGAAAGATAAACTCTTCTAAATCTCTCGAACTCGTCTACTCTGATCTGTTCGACAACAAAGTCACCAGAGATTACTTTACCAGTAGCCTTAATCGCATAACTTACAGGAAGCCCTGTATCATCGCTAACTCTAGCTGGAACCACGGGATTAGCTGGGTCTGCAAAGTCGATGCTCTCAGACAATATAAACAAAGCACCATCAACTGAAGAAACTTGGGTTCCATTCTTTAAAATGGGTATGTAAGAACGATCAGGTCCAAGACCAGTTGAATTAGCAGGTACAACAATATAAAAATCACAGGCACCAACAGAAGAAGGCGTTCCTCTAAACTTGTACCCCATCTGCTTAGAGTGTCTAATGACATTCTTTCTCTCTGTTGCAGTGTCAAAAAATGATTCGTTTGCTTGGTAATCCAAGTAAAATGATAAGTTGTCTCCCACATAGGAAACCATATCCATCATCAAAGAGCCAAAAGAAGCTTGGTTAAAATCTCTATAAGTTTCAGGATAATATCTTTTTGCGTACTGGATTAACTCATCTTTAATTGATTCAAAATCACGAGCAGCGTAGTTAATAGGCGTCAACTTTTTGGCCATTTAAAATACCTCTGACATTAAGTAGTTCTTAAATAGAATTGCTGCCTTCAAGTGTTAAAGGTAATAACAAAGTGCTGCCTATATTTAATGGAACAATTTCAAATTCTATCCGAATTGCCAAAAAGTTATCCGCTAACGATGCACCTACTTGGGCTTCTAATTCTGGATTCTCAAATAAAATGTTGTTGATTCTTATATAGGGCAAATACTTTGTTGTTTGTTGTCTAATTCTTGAAGATAAATCATCGAGAACAGCTGGAATATATTGGGTAAATAGATAGTCTCTTAGCCCTACACCGAACTCAGCATCCATTATTCTCTCGCCGGGGGAGGTAAGAATTAGCATTTTTAAGTTTTGTGTTGCCACCTGCTCAATATTTTTTAACAGTACAAAGGGTCCATCCTCTGAATTTACTGTTAAAGGTAATCTCGCTCCATATCCAACAGCCATTTCTTTTCTCCTTTATGGGCAAAGTTTCCCATTCTTATCAGTCGGTTTTGCAAATTTACGACGCCATCTGAACCATCTCCAGCCCGGATCATTATTTGGTCTTGGCTTTTCTGCACGAACCACTTGTTTTCTTGCTCCTAAACTTTCCTCGTCTTCATAAGTAGGATCGCTTGAGTGATAAAACCTCATAAATGCTCTTCTAGTTTCTCTCTTTGATCCTTCAAAGCTTTCTTGATCCCAAGAACGGAAACCACTTCCAGCTCCAAACCATCGACCACCGTCTTTTACCCAACCATCCTGAACCCACCCGACAGATGGCAAGAAGTTGTTAACAGCATAGATAGTATGCCATGAAACCATCTTATTAAATGGTAACGCTATTTCAAACATCGCTTTATACTCTGGTGTTCTCGCAATGTTGTCAAGCAAACAATCTCTATTGTCTAGCATGTATGAATCAATATTTCCTGCAAAGTCGCCCATGTTAATGTCTAGTCCGAGGGCAGCCTCTGAAGACGCAAGTGGGATCATGTACATGAACTCATGATCTGGTGTATATTCGGTCGAACCATACACTGAAGTGTTGGCCGGAACTTTGAATGTCTTCTCTTGGAAAGTAATATTGTATAATGGCTCAACTGCATCTTCAAAGCCGTTAATGAAGTTCTGTGCTAGGTTGGACCCGCCCCACTCTCTATTGCCTCTATCAGAGAGTGAAGAAGCAAAGACAAGTCTATAGCCAACACTAACCGAAGCAAAGTAATCAGACATATTAGTAGATTGCAAACTAGGGTCTAAAGACTGAATCCAGTTTTTGAACTCTTCTGGACTGACCACATTCTTTAAAGCAGCTGCTCTTAACGAAACAGTACTATTAGAGCTGCCATCATTTACAAATGGCTTATCAGCAATCCTTATATACTTCTCTAATCTAAATGGATGGTTACCCACGCTGTCCAGTCTTGAGTCGTTGTTAAGTTTTGACAAATATGGGAAAGCATCTGCTGTTAGAAAATCTGCTTCATAAATGTTTGAATTTTGGCCGGTTTTACCGTTCCAAACATCAGGTATTCCACTCTCAACGGAGCCCCTAATGAAAGGAGAGAGACCGAAGAAAATTGAGTGTAGATTCTTTATCGGCGCACCATCAGGGTATATATTATCCCCAAACTGCTTAAATGTAGAATCCAACTCTTCTAGAACAAAGTGATTAAAAAGTGTTCTGATTCCCGCTTCCCACTCCCCAGAAGCTTCTTTCTCTAGAGCCTCTTCAATAATTGGGAAAAGTCTCTCATTATATTTTGCTTTTGAGAGAAGGTTTGAACCTCTAAGAATGATTTGATTTTTGCTCTGGTGATCGTTCAGATAATCTAAAGCTATCTGCTCTTCATCAGATGGTTCGATCATTCCAAGGTCTACATGTCTGCCAAACATTTGAACTATCTGCTCCATGAACAAGTAGAAGAACTTCTTGCTTGGCAGATTAAATACGCCAACTTTCTGTATGCCATTTGAGATATGATCTATGATATAGTCTGCTAATATCTTATCATAACAATCTGGACCATAAATAGAGAAGACTGATGCTCCTCGCAGCATTGCTTCAATAATGAAGATTCTTATTGTTGCTCTGATTGTTACGTCTACGCCAGCTGCTGCTGCACCAGTAAATACTTCGTTAAATGGCTGTGCTTGGCAAGTTGAACTTGGAGACGTAAACAGTCTAGGATCATCTTTATATTTATTTAACATTTGTCCATAAATTTCTTTGAGATCTGTGAAGTCACATATCGGCTCTCTTGGCTCAGACCCATCAATTGGATCACATCCATCAGGTTCTGGGACCATCCTATCGGTTAAACCAAGCCATCCTTGTCTTGTCGGGTTTTTCATGTAGAATGGAGGGCTCTTGTAAGATCCTCCAAATCTATCAAAGATAACTTGCTGTGCCGGTGGCCCAGTAACAGGATTAATTGCCTCTGCATAAGTTGTAGCTGTGTAGTACTCCCGGTTATTCTCGAAAAAGTCTCTATCAAGGTCTGGACCACCTAAATAAACAGCTTCAACTTGTTGATCTATCTCATAACCGTATTGGAAAGAATTCGGCAGTGGTTGCGCTTCTTTATCTTTATTACTGGCTATCAGTAGTGAAAACTTTCTCATATAAACATCTAAAAGATAAGCATGTTGTAGCTCTAATGCCGTGCTTAAGACTCCAACGTTCCCATGCCCTTGGTATTGGGTAATCTTTGAAAGCAGCAGATTCTTGAAAGTTTTTGCGGGTAACGGTAAATTTGCATTCGCTCCCGGTATGTTTTCGATAAGATCTCTGACCTGATTAGAGATTGGAGTTCGCACTGTGTAACTTGCAACTAATTCTTCACCACTATCTTCAATATTTTCATAAATATTGGTTGTGGTAATATCATCATTAAGCCAATTGTTATCTTGATCTCGTAATGCATGAAATACTTCCATTCTCATGGCATAACTTTCTTGTGCATTTTCAATATAATCTCTGTAATAGAAATTGACGCCTTCTATAGCGTTCCAACGTAAACCTTTTTCGTCGCCAACTATTACTTCGCCCCTCATGCTAGTCTCTGGACCGTCGCTTGTTGCAGCACCCGGAGCTATTAGATCAAATTGAAATTCTTGATTGTAAGAAGTGTAATAGTGAGCCAGCAAAGATGCCACTGTGAAAGGGAAGCCACCGATGCCATTAGTGGCAGTAGTCCTTAAAGCATTCACGCTTGAACCTTCTAATTCTGTGTTTGGCGGTGTATCATCGAGACGATTATCAGTATAAAACTGAGAAGGACCTAAATCCCCTGCAAGAGGTTGGCCAAACGGGCCAGAAACGGTTGCATTGTGAGATTTCAGACCTCGGCCATTTGAATCACTTAAGACCATATCTAGGAAGCCTCTTTTACCAACCAAATCTCGTACATGCCTCTCTGAAATCACGTCAAACAATCTTCGGATACTCTCGCTAGTAGCCTTAGTCATTTCCATAGGAACTTCTGGCAAAATTGGCTTACCGGGTGTCCATGACCCACCATCGTCAGGACAATCAGGGTCACCACCTATCAGATCTGGGAACTCATGGAAAGGTCCGCGCTGTAATAAACGTGATAGATCAGCTAAATCTTCTTTTGCTCTTTCTCTAAGATTGTTGATTTGTTGTTGAGCTTCTTCATCTGTTAATCCCTTGTTGATCAAAGCGGCACGTCTTGCAGAATCAAATATTTCCATCTGCTCCGGACTTGCACAAATGTTCTCACACACGGGCGCATCGGGATCATCTATAAATTGAGCTTGCTCAATAATGCTAGGATCAATGATTGTACCCAGTGCCTTAAACATATTTTCAACATCTGATGGGCTCATACACATGTTTGGAATTTGTTGCGTAACAACGTTCGAAACCATTCTCTTAGTTTGATCAGAAGCCACGCCCTGAACTAAATCCAAGACTTCGTTATTTGTCAGAATAGATGCAATAATCTCTGTGAACTTCGCAGCGTCCTCTACTGTTGGAGCAGTACCAAGATCAGCACAGTCTGATAAGTTCAACGCCTGTAAAGTTCTATACATTGCATTGTTGATATCGTCCTCGGACGCTTCGTCACATAAAGCACCGCCCAATGCTGCTTTAAGATTATTACCCCCAGTAATTGCATCAACCAATGCACCACCAGTTAGTTGGAGAAGAGCGCAAAGTGACTCAAGCAGGATCTCGATTATCTTTTTAACAATAAGGATTATTAATCTAACGACGATTTCTTTAACCAACTCTTTTGCGACATTTAAAATAAGTCTAAATATATCTGGTATATACTTGTATATACCTCCTTCAAACTTAGGCAAAGTTATTGCAAAATGATTAGGACACAACCCTAACTCTAAAGTTGTTAAGACATTTTGTAGCGGAGGTGTAAACAGAGGCGGTGCCGGACAGTCTGCTTGCTCAATAATATCAGCAACAATTTGAGCACCGGGAATAGACATAAGCTGATCTTTTAGAGCATTTAAATCGATTAAATTGTTTTGAATCAAGTCTAATAGAGCATCTCGATAAGCTTCCAAAATAGAACCGGTAATATTACCAAGTGCTGTACCAATTGAGCCCGGACTCCCGTAGGTTCTGCCAATAGCACTCTCTTCTATGACAACTCCAGTAGTTGCACTAACTGTGGTAGGGACTCCGTTTACAACTTCTTCTTCTGTAAGTTTATGAACCTTCCCGGTTGGCGCTTCTTCGTTTGTTTCTGCCTGAACACGTATTCCTTGTCCACTGTGATTTCCAGCCCTATACCCTGAGTCCCAAGGCGGTGGAATTGATTTAAACTCATCTGCCAAATTATTAAACACTTGGCTCTGAATATCTCTCGGTAGACCAATAAATATTTTTTCAAAGTTTGCCTGATCCATTGCCTTGAAAGCTTCGGTTAACATTACCTGCAAAGCTTCATTTGGATCAATGTCGGCTAACAAGCATTCAAAAGCGGCTTGCAACATAGAGAAAAGACCACACAAGGCAAGACTATCTAAAATCTCTTTAAATATTTGTTCTGGATCCGCAGTTGACATTTGCTCAATCAAAATTGGTATCCTAGAAATAAATCTGTCACCTGAGAAGTATTGCCTTACGGCAGCATCGGCTGCTTGAAGTGATAGTTGGCCAAGATCATTTAACTTTACATCATTTTTTCTTTTCCCTTCAAAAGTAGCACAGACATCATCAGCAAAGCGATCTGCGAATGCGTCTGGGAAACTTAGAACTTCATCCATGATAGACTTGCTGATCTCTCTAAGTTCTTCGCCAAGATTAATTTCTGAAGCTGGAGTTTCTCCCCGATTGCCAAACCCTAATGGCTGTCCTTCGGGCGGACACCAAATAGGATCTTCGGCAAAAGCACCCGAGGCATCAGTGACAATACTAACCTTAGGAAAGCCAACATAATTTTCTATAAAATCAGAAAACTGAATGCCCCCAGAGGAAGTCGCGGCATCGTATATATCGGGGATGTTCAAAACAAATCCCATGGTTCTCTTGTTTGTCATTGGGAATTTGTTTTTAAAGGATTGGAAACCTCTTAAAAGCATCTCTGGCTTATCACAACCCTTCTCTAATGCCTTCACATACTCTATTTCCATATCCTCAGAGAAACCAATCTCTACTTCCTCTAGCCATTTCTTACCTTGGAAAACTGGCTTTCTAAATTTATAATCATTTTGTAAGAGAAAGTTTCTCAGCTCAGTTCTGAATCTTCTTACAAGTAAGGCTTCGTTATCAAGATTGAAAGTTGGCTCGCTTAGCTGACCATTATTGTTAAAGAACCACCTTGCTTGTCTGCGAGCCATAATTTCCATGGCTTGCGCAGCTTTTCGAGAGATATACAAAAATCCAGTAGTTGGCTCAATTGGGCCACCGCCTCCGCCTTTAAAAACAACAAACAAAGGTTGGTTCAACTTAGAAGGAATATTTTCTGGCTGCTCTAAGTCTTCTATAGAATTTAGCACATCATACGGAATGACAACCAGTGCTTTAGCATTTACCATAGCCCTTGTGGACACGAAAATGTCTTTTATATCGGCACCGCCAACAACACATAACTGAACAGGATCGACATTATCGCCCTCCTCATTTGTATATGGCTGTGACTTCTTACCATAAAATTCAAGAAGCTTTTCAATGCCGACCGTTAGATAGTTAGGCTGCTGTAGCAAGACTTGCTTATTCGGTCCTTGATATATTGTGTCTAAAGTTATTGAGTATTCACATGTTTTTGAATTTAAAAATGGCTCTTCTTCAGTAAGATTTGTCCAATTAGGACTACTAGCATTAGGATCATTCTTACAAGGCGGAGGGCATGGTGGTCCTTGTTCGTCAGTTTGCTCTAGATCATTACAATCGAGAGTGACGGGCGGTTCAACATAATTATCACTAGCCTCTTGTGCAGCCTCTGCTTCAGAATCGATGTCAGCTTCTTCTTCTACCGTATAATATGCCTCTAAAATATCTATTATCTTTTGAGTGTTTTGATTAAAGATATCTTCAACATATGGATTTTGGAAAAGACTGTTAGCATATCCGGGCAACGTAGGGTACTGAGACAGATCAAAGTTAGCTGCTGCGTTTTGTATTCTTAAAGTCCATTCGTACAAAAGCTGGAAATCAGTGTTTATTGTTATCGGGTAACCGTTGCCTGCTCCGCCTCCGGGGCGGTAGGTTCCGTCCCCATAATAGATAGAGTATGATTGTCCGATAGCCCCACCAGTTTTTTCATCTACAAAACCGGGCGGAGGAAAGGATGCCCAATCAGACGGACTGACAAGAGTGGAAACTTGCATTACAGTTACTATTTCAGATAGTGCCATCCTTATCTCGTTTAATTCAGATGTAGTAACTGGGGTGCTGCCAAGCGGGAGTGGCTGTGGAGTTATAGCTTGATTATTGTTTGGATTTGCCATTTTAGTTAACCTTGTTCCATCTACTGTTGATCCAATCGAAACCATATGGTTGCAAAGCATTTTGCTCGTCAACAAACAGATTCAATTTGTGTCCATAACTTGGAATAAAACATTGTGTTGTACCATCGACTGCGAAATCTGGGGACGGGGTTGTTGGTACCGCACCAACAAAGTGAGTGTGCTTTGCAATAGCTAGGACGAGCGTGCTATATAGTCCGTTTAATTCGTCAACTCTATCGTTTAAATTCTTCAAAGCCTGCACGAGTCTAGTTCCTTTGGGAATAGGCTCTAGCTCTACTGTCTGATCATCGTTTCCAGCTATAAGGTCAATTCCGTATGTAGAAATTATCTTTTCCCCGGAAGAATTACGCTCATCTGGTGTAGTTCCCGTAACAATCTTTAAACCTTCACGAGCCCTAAACCTAATCGCATCTGCTAAGATAAAAGCGGACGATCCATTTTCCGCTAACCCAACACCACCTTCAGCTAAACCAAGATTTTTATCTACCTTGCCACCGCCTTGTGTTAGAAACAAGCTTGCAGCATCAGCATTTGGATTTTGTCCAACATAAATGTTTGATTTTGGCCCCTCTTTAGTAGCACCCATAAGACCAGCTGTCATACGAATTTCACCTACTTGAGAACCGGGACTTGAATTTGCTTTTGGGCCAAACCTCTGTTGCCCAAGTGTTACCAGAGAATTGTTTCTGCCCATGAAAACTGTATCGGATGCAGACTGATCGTAAATTGGAACTGGCTCTGCCATGTTCTGGCCATTAATCCCAATCTCTTTTGTGTTCTTCCCGTCAAATTGCTTTTCTACGTGAACCTTTGTGTCGTCTGGTAGCCCAGATAGATCTCTGATCGGCTTTCTTTTATTGAAAAAACTCATTATACAAACCCAACTCTTTGTGCATTCTTCTTAAGTACAACAAGATAATCTTTTGGATCAGGAATTCCGTTAGCATCTAAATTAATTTGTATGTTTATTTTTGAAGTGGAAGAAAGGTTGCCACCCGCGAGGTAAGCTATCCCTCCTTCTATCTTCCACACAACATCACCGTGTGAAAACCACCATTCGTCACTATCTCTAGGTGAAGAAGTTGTTCCCTTTAGGTATCGTGGTTTTACCAAAACATCGCCAACACTTAATTGTACATTTTCTCTCAATAATGAGTAAAGACCCCAGCCTCCGCCTCTTCCATTATTTAAAGCCTCTCTGCTATAGCTCTGGTGAGACGACCTTGCGGGAAAGTCGTCTCCTCTCAAAATATAACTGATATAGACAGCGGACCATGGTAAGTCCTGCCAGTTGTTTCCAAATCTAACATTGTCCCAATATGTTTTCAGTTTTGCAAACACTGGGTCGTTTTCTCCATTTGGATAATAGCTCTTTGACCTTCTTCCCTGCCAGAACTCATATTCGGCTAAAACTCTACTTGGTACAGAAAGTATTGGATCAGATATAAAAAGCCCTTCCTCTGGGGCGATCTGCCCTTCAAGATTAAACATAACATTTGGATCAACGTCGGGAGGGTTTGGCGACCTATTAGGATTTTCAAAAGTATCAAATCCACCCTCTAAATTATTAACGATAGGGAATAAAGACAAAGGCTCATGAACTTTGAGGTATATTCCGCCCCTTAAATTCTCTCTGTCTTCAAAGTCTATCCAAATTATATCACCCGGCGACGGCACATCAACAACCTCTGCGGCTGAGAAATAAGCTTTATCATCACCGTTTAAAATATTAAAAGCAGCTTTCTGTGAGTCTGTCATCTGTTGAAATGGTTTACTAAAATCAGGAACTTCTAGGTCACTATCTATAAAGTCATCATGTGCTGCAATTTTTAATCTTGTTCTTTGATTGTAGCCGAATATATTGACCTTAGCATTCCATCCGGGGGTGTATACATCTTCTGCCGGTCCATCATATTCTGTGACAGCGACGCATAATGCTTTTCTTGGAAACTGAAGTCCAACAGAGTTTTGAAAAACTGCGATATCAACAGCCTTCTCCAAAGCTGCTTCAGTCTCCAGCTCATCTTGGAAATAATAAGATCCAAAGCTATCTAGACTATCATTGTTCATTGATCCCGGTATGGGTCTTAGTCTAGTATCTCTAGACATTATGAAGTTTCTCCCTTTATCATGTCAAAAAGTTCATTTTTATCTGATTCTGTCAAAGAGGCAGAATTTGATTCTCTTTTTTGCATAAGAGAGGCAATCTTAACAAGCTGCTCATTCGATCTCTGTAAAGTCTCAACATATTTTGCAGCGGTTAGCCCAACTTCTCGGTGGCGCTGCTCATCTTTGCTCATGTATTGGATTACATCATCGAGTAATTCTCTAGTAATCTCTCTATCCGCTTCAATATTCGTGATCGCCTTCTTCAAGTAGTCAGTTGTGCTTTTCATGGTTCTTCGCCTTCTTCCCACTTGTGCCTAAACACGCGATACTTTACTCTCATTTTGTTCAAGTTGTTTACAATTTGTTTTGTGTTGAGCCCAGTTATTTCTCGCATGTATAAGTAAATAGCTTTTTTATTGAAAATTTCTATATTGTTTGAGCTATTCAATAAAATCTGAACTGCGTTTAATACCTTTTTCTCATTTTCTTTTAGGTCTGGGTTATCCCAAGAATCGATCTCTCTCCAGAGGGCAGTCCAGAACTCTTGCTGCTCTCTTTCTGTGTCGTACTTGATATAATCTGCTAAGTACTTTAACTTTGCCTCGTTAGATAGCTCATCGTATTGAGTTTCTCTGTTACGTTGCTTAGTGGTTTTTTTAACTTTATGAATGAACCAATTTTTTGTGATGACACTAAAATATGAAAAAGCTTTAGATCCCTTATTAGGGTCGTATTTGTCCAGTACTGTGGTTAGCCACACCTTACATTCATCCCTCAGCTCATCAATATTAGGTAGCGTTGTAAACTTATAGGTAAATACAATTTTATCCACCATCTCATCAAAAGCTGGTTGGATAAACTTTTCATACAACATTGATCGTTCTTTTTGATCTTCCGAAGAACAAAAACGCACAATCGCATCTTCATGATCTTGAGTAAAATACTTTCTACCTGATTTTCTTCTTCTTCTACGCCTCTTCATTACTGGTTGGTTCATCAACAAGGTTCTCCTCTTCTTCCTCGTCCTCTAATAAAGCAAACATCACTTTATATTCATTGAGGCGCTGTCTAAGCTCTCTAGTGTGAGCCAATAAGTTACCCAATGTTTGATCACCGTAGAACATTTCTAGCTCGTATACCCTTTTTAGGTGAGCATAAAAGATATCTACATCAATAAAAAGCTGCTGAATGGAGGTGGATACTTCTGTAAGCTCCCTAATTAGTCTTATTGAATACCAAACTAAAAATATATTTAGGACCACAGAGGCAATACATGAAACCAAAATGTAGTCAATCTCGATCATCTGTCCTCCCTAAGTTTGTTATGCTGCTCTTTAAGTTCTTCTTTCGCTTCTTTTATAAAATCGTTAACTCGTTGTCCAACCTTTGGCTTTCTACCACCTTGAGCCAGATTAACGCTAAAACTATAAGCTGTAGATTTTTTACAATGTTCTGATCCGCACTTCGGACATTGTGCGGTGTCATTAAAGCCCTGAAAAACTTCAAATTCTTCAGAGCATTCTTGACATGTGAAATCATACCTCGGCATCGCCAAGCCACTCGCCATCTGCATCGAACTTAACAAGTGGCGGGTTCTTCACAAATAGTTCAGCATCCTTGATAATAAAATCAAACCCTTCCAAGACAGGAACGATATCACTTTGCTCTAGAAGAGACTTCTGTAGTGCCATCATCAGGGCACCCAATGCTTGCTTTGAAAGCTTCATGTCTGTTGCAAGATTATTCATTTCTTCTCCTTTACCATCTAAAGTTGTTCTTAAAATGTTCTACGATAGAATCAATTTCTTCATCAAATATTTTCTCTGGTCGCCACCCAAGCTTCCTTAGCTTGGAATCGTCTACTGCATATCTTACGTCTTGTCCCTCTCTAATATAACAGAGATCAAGTAGGTTTTCAACATTTTCATAAAATATTTTATGAGACCTATTAAAATATGAGTTAACAATTTTTAAAACTGTATCGTTATTGGTTTGTTCAAAGTTTCCTGATATATTGTAAATCTCGTTCACTTTGCCAGACTCTATAATTTTTATTACCGCATTGGCAGTATCATGAGCATGAAGCCAATTTCTTATAGGCTTTCCCTCGTTGTGAAGTCTAATTTTTCTTCCAACTTGTAGGTGCTTAACGACTAAAGGAATTAGTTTTTCAGGATATTGATACATCCCATAATTATTAGCTGGCCTAACAATCAGATATTCGATACCATATGTTCTTGCCCATGCCTTGATTAGCATATCTGCCGAAGCCTTTGAGGCAGAATAAGGGTTACTTGGTGCCAGCGGAGAAGATTCAGTGTGTGATCCCCTAACTATATCTCCATAAACTTCATCAGTACTAAAATGAAGTAAGATAGGCTTTCTAGATATATTAGCTGGCTTCCGTCTAATAATATCTAACAAATTTTTTACACCGTTTATGTTGGTTTGAATAAAATCTTTACTGTCTATTATACTATTGCCAACATGAGTCTCTGCTGCCGTATTAATTACATAATCACAGCTAGGGATATCACCTATGGTACAGATATCTTCTTCAATGAAAGAAAAGTTTTCCCAATGCTTTAAACCATCACAAAACTGAAAAAGATCGTCTAATTCATTCGCTGCATATGTTCCTTTGTCAATTCCATACACTTTCCAGCCTTTTTCTAGACAAGCTTTTGTGACGTGCATACCAATGAACCCAAGGCACCCAGTTACAACAACAAGTTTCATTAGTCCCCCTTAATCAGTCTATAGCTGTCAGAATCAAAATGTTGTGTTGAAAACTCGAAAAGTTCTGTGTCTTCTAGGGCTTCCATCTGATGCCTTAAACCTCGGTAAACATGAAAATTATCACCGGGACCAAGTATGACCTCATTTGCAACAAGCTTACCGTCTCTGTAAATCTCATCGCCCTCGGAGTATCTAACCAAAATACGACCAGATTGAATATAGAAAACTTCATCTTTCAATTCATGGTAATGCCATGAACATTTTTTGCCCTTAACAAAATATAGCAGCTTGCCACAGTATTCTTCACAATTAACAATCCACTTTTCAAAGCCCCAACCTTTTGGGACAAAGTGGATTGGCGTATTAATCTCTTTTGAAAAAGTCATTATCTTTCATCCCTTTATCGTCAATATAAATGTCGCCAGAAGGTTTCCCCAAAAATAATTGGTGATATTTAACTCCCCAATCAGATAATTGCTTTTTTGTAAGCTCATAAAAATCGTGGTAAGCCAAATTGATATTATTTTTATGTCTCCCCATACCTCTAGCAGTATGGAATATAATTGTATTTCCTTCTTCGTATAATTTGTTTACTATACTTATTCTATCTTTGTAAGGCTCCGATAATTCGTAGTTTCCACCTTTACTATAACAAATGGTATTATCTATGTCAAATACATATGTTTTAAAATTATCAATAGTTTCCATACCATGGTTCCTGTATTAAAGAATATGCATTGATGAGTTGTTTAACCCCTTTATGTAAATCATACTGACAAACAAAACCAGTATCATAAATCTTTTGGCTGCTAACAATGTAGTCTCTAACGTCTGGGTCGCTGTTGAACTCGGCACGAATAATTTCCAATGGAATATGTTCATTAATATTTTGAGCAAGTTGAAGCTTATTCATGTTGAGTGCGTCATTGCCTAAATTGTAAGTCTGGTCCTTAAACACGTCCCAGTTATCAATAGCATACCTAAAAGCACGGCAAACATCTTGAATATGCACATAGTTTCTCATAAATTCACATTCATAAAGAACAATCAGCCTGTCCTGAAGGGCTCTAAGAACAAAATTGTTCACCAAAAGATCAGATCTCATTCTAGAAGAAGGGCCAAAAACTGTTGCAAGTCTAAAAGTGGTGCAACCAGATGTATTTCTGTATATCTCCTCAGCTTGAACTTTAGTTTTCCCGTACAGCGAAACAGGATTTAGAGGAGACTCTTCAGTACAAACTCCATCCTTAGCAACACCATATCCAGAATTAGTGCAAGGATATAGTAGAATCTGATCTTGTGATTTATTGCTCGCAATGAATCGATTAGAGGCTAAGTTGATCTCTGTTGCCGCTCTAGGATCTTGGTCACATAACGGGAAACCAACCAAAGCTGCCAGAGGGATAATAACATCATGCTGCGAGACAAGCTTAAGCAGCGTGTTTGTGTCTCTAACATCACCTTTAATAAAAGTAAAATTAGGATGTGTCGCGTATCTGAGCAGTGATGTCCGATCATACATCATATTATCAAAGGCAGTAATTTTATGATCGCCAATTAAATGATTTACCAATTCGCTACCAATGTAACCAGCAGCACCTGTAATTAAAATTTTCATGATCTCTCCAAAATATTTGTAGTTGAGTAATCGCCTATGCGATCAAAAAATCTGACTTCTCCTGCGTACTCCGAGCCAACCACTTTCTTGCCTCTCCAATCTGATCCAACAACCATAATATCAGGCTGTAGTCTCTGTATATGATCGGACAATTCTTGATCGCTCCCAAAAGAAACTACTGAATCTACGCATTCTAGTGCAGAGATTAGATAAGAACGATCTTCTAGTCTGTTGACTGGCCTACTCTCGCCCTTATTTTCTCTGACTCTAGCATCAGTATCAAGTCCCACAATGAGCAATTCTCCAAGGGACTTTGCATACTTAAACAGCTCAATGTGTCCACGATGAAGAACATCGAAGCACCCGTTCGTCCATATTACCATGGGATTTTTCCAGTAATCATGTCTCTGCACATTAGTAAATCACAGTATTTTGCCCATAGAGGGTTAGACCATGCAGCAGGCTCATTTTTTTCAAAGAAGAAATGGCCAGACCAAGCAAACGGATAAACTACCAAAGGAGCCAATACTAAAAACAAGTAATAGGATTTTGCTAAACAGAACAAGATGAAAACAAGTGTAGATAATTGTCCTGCAAAGTGTAGTCTTCTGTTCCAAGAGTTTTTGTGTAGAGTCAAATAGTATTTATAATAATCATTAAATTCCATGGATAACATTTACTCCTTTCTGTTGTACAATTACAGTTGCACATTTATTCGCGAATTCTAAAGATTCTTGTAGATTTTTTGTTCTAATATAGTTGGCTACAAATCCCGCTAAAAAAGTATCTCCGGCACCAGATAGATCCTTTATTTCAACTTTTTTAACAGGGTATTCCTTCCCTTTGTGCATACAACCTCTTGATCCTAAAGTTACAATCAAGCTTTCATCATAAATGTACATTTTATCTTCAATAGCAAATTTTGTTCTTTCAAACTCTGGCTCATTGATTTTAATCCATGTACACTTTTCAGACCAAGAACCTAATCTCTTTTTAGTATCCATAAAAGTTAATGGATGAAAATAGCAAATTTTTTCTATATCTTCTCTAGTCAAGAAACCTTTGTCATAGTCTGATATGACAACGGCATCATACTTCAAAAGAAAGTCTTTTGACAAATACTTTTGTTTTACTCGATCTATATTAGACTCGTCAGAATCAATTCTGATAAAAATATGATTAGTCTGATCATCTACATACCTTTTTTTTGTTATTTCCACTTCATTGTGTAAAATGTCGCACTCGATACCCAGAGAAAATAGATTATTATACACATTCAATGCCATACCACCGTTGGTTTTATGTTCTTTTTCTACAAAAACCGGAACGGGAGCTTCAGGAGCAAGTCTATCACTGAAACCATAAACATATATATCCTTACAGGCATCTCCAAGAACTAACACCTTCATTCCCAGCTAATCTCCCAGTCTTTGAACTCAGCAGCTAGGCAATCAATTTTATAATCCTTTCTGCCGCCGACAATCTCTTGTATTTTATTTTTAGCAGTGTTTCTAATGCCATTTAAGCCATGTGTTAATTCTAAATTATTTCCGTCTTTTATTCCACGACGATAATTTGCTTCATTATGCCAAATGTGCAAATTCATCTGCGACAAGACAACCACCGCACGCAAAGTTTCTGCATTAATCTCTGCGTCGGCTAATAGTAAGTCAATATCATGAAGAATATCTTTTATTTCTTTAGCGTATTCCTCTTTGTGCTCAGAAATGAACACTTCTTTTAATTGTGCAATCGAAAGTCGATCAATCAACTCTGAGAGAGTTGGCAAATACCGTCTAGATTCTAGATTTGACATCTTTGTATACCACCTTTAGTCCTTCCTCCAAGGATGTTTCTGCTTCCCAGCCAAGAAGTTGTTTTGCTTTAGAACAATCACAGAGTTGACCCCAGATTGTAGTTTTTTTACTCTTATCAAATTGAAGTGTAACATCTTTCTTAGATATTGCAACTATTTTATCAGCTATGTCTTTGATTTTTGTAAGTTCTTGCTTACCAACATTTAACGGGCCAACTATCTCTTGTTCTTCCATCTTCTCAATCATTAGCTTGGTACACTCAATGGCGTCATCAATAAAACAATACGAACGAGTTTCTTCTCCCGTACCCCAAATTGAAAAAGGAATCT